AGAGACCCGACCCAACTCAGGATTATCTCAGATGACCCTAACCAGCCTGAACTGGCGGTAACTGGCCGAGATCAGCCGAGGCTCGAGACTGTGTGGCCTGATGCGTCAGGTTCGTTTGGGGCTGAGGTGGGGGGCTGGGCTTTACAGCACCTTGGCATGGAGTTGATGCCGTGGCAACAGCGTGTTCTTGACGGTCAATTGTTGTTTGACGGCGACGGGGATTTTTTGCACCGTATGTCTATGGTCAGCACGGCTAGACAGAACGGTAAGACGGTTGCGCTGACGGCGCTTGTCGGCTGGTGGTTGACTGAGATGCCTAAACACCGGGGGCTACCGCAAACTGTTCTATCAACTGCGCATCGTCTTGACTTAGCAGTCATGTTGTACGACAAACTTGCGGACATTCTTGAAATTAGGTTTGGTGCAAAACTTATGCGGTCGTATGGCCGTAATCAGGTCACTATGCCTGACGGGTCTAAATGGTTTATTCGTGCAGCCAACTCGAGCGTCGGTCACGGTATGTCGTGCGACCTGATCGTGGCAGACGAAATTTGGGATATTGGTTCAACTGTTATTGACGGCGGTTTACTGCCAGCGCAGCGCGCTCGACGTTCGCCATTGTTGTCGGCGTGGTCAACGGCAGGCACAGAGGCAAGTACCGCAATGCAACGGTGGCGAGAACAGGGTCTTAGGTCTATTGACCGTGCTGAGCCGTCATCGCTGTACTTTGCGGAGTGGTCGCCGCCGCCTGACATATCGCCTATGGATAGTCGCGCTTGGGGTTGGGCTAACCCAGCGCTAGGCAAAACTTTGACCCTAAAAACTATTGAGGCTGAAAGCGAAAACCCTGACCGCGCATCATTCTTGCGCGCATCATGCAACCTTTGGGTTGCGTCAGACAAGTCATGGATAGCACCGGGTTTGTGGCCTGAGTTGGAGTACACCGACCCGATGCCTGACGGTGGCACAGTCGCTATAGAAACGTCGTTAACTGACGACCGATATTTTGCTACTCGAGCCGTCGTGCTTGACGATCGGCGCACCGTCGTAACAGTTGAGTTTGTGTGCGACACATACGACGAAATGTTGCAACACGTCGAGCGCCTAGCCAAAAATACAGCAATCAAATTTGCTATTTCACCGTCAATAGATATTCATTGGCCGTTAGCGCTAGAGCGTCGGCGTGCAATCGTCGGCTACGGCGAGATACTTAAATTTACGCCGCGCATAAAGTCAATGATCCACGAAAAACTACTTTGGCATACAGGCGAAAACATGTTGGCTGAACACGTACAACGCGCCGTCGCAGTACGGTCACAAAACAGCATCGCACTATCTAGCCAGCGATCACCCGGGCCGATTGAGTTAGCGCGCTGTTTAGTTTGGTGCGCCGCACTTGCAAGCCGACCTACCGCAACAGGTAAACCTATGATCGTTGTGGCTAGTGGCTAGTATGCAAAACGGGTGGCCGTCGTTTACCTATGCTTTCTCGGTTACGTTTGCGGCGGTCACCTATACACATTGAGCATTTAGTTTGGTGGCATACTTAGGCAATGGCAATCTTTAACAAGTCAGTAAACAAGGCGGCTATATCGCCTGAGCCAACCAAAGCGGCTGCGGCTGGCGGTCAGTACTACTCGGCTAACACAGCAGGCGTTGGCATGATCGGACAGTACTACTCATACAGCGAAGGCGAATCACGTAACCGCGCAATGAGCGTGCCTACTGTAAGTCGAGCGCGCGATCTTATGGCCAGCGTTATCGGTTGCATGAACTTAAAGATGTACAACGAAATTTGGAACGGTCAAGAAATGGAAAAGTTACCGTTAGCGCCGCGCACATGGTTGCGACGACTTGACCCAACCGTGCCAAATTCGTTTCTACTTAGTTGGCTATTTGACGATTTATTTTTTTACGGTCGCGCGTTTCTTTACATTACGTCACGCACAGCCGACGGATACCCAGCGTCATTTACTCGACTACCTGCAGGCATGGTCAACACACTTGACCAAACTGGCCCAGTATGGTTTGCGCCGTCAAAACAACTTACGTTTCAAGGCGGCAATTTAAACCCTGACGATCTTGTGCAATTTTTGTCGCCGATACAAGGCATCGTTTACATGAGCGAAAAAGCAATCGCTACGGCGTTGCAACTTGAGGCAGCACGGTTTCGTAATTCATCGTCGGCTATCCCGGCTGGAATTTTGCGTCAGACCGGTGGCGAGCCGTTAAGCGCACAGGAACTCGCAGACCTTGCAGCGGCGTTTAATGCGGCGCGCGCAACTAATCAGACTGCGGCGCTTAACGAGTTTGTAACCTACACAGAAACAATGACTAGCCCTGACAAAATGTTGCTGATTGAAAGCGCCGAGTTTCAGGCAATGGAAATGGCGCGTTTGTGCAATATTCCGCCGTACCTTGCAGGCGTATCGGTTGGTTCATACTCGTACCAGTCAAGTGCTGAGGCTCGAATGGACTTGTGGACATTTGGCGTACGCGCTTACGCAGATTGCATCGCTGGCACATTAAGTCAAAACAACGTGCTACCAAACGGCACATATGTTGAGTTTGACGTAGAGCAATATTTGTCAGGCGAGTACTCAATGAGTGACTACCGTGAGGACAATTCCGAAACACCGATACCAAATGGAGTACTATAAATTTTATGATCCGATTAACCCCTTCACAGATCACGGTTGATGCAGCGGCGGCAGAGGGCTTGCCGTCGCGCTCAATCTCAGGCGTAGCAGTCACATACGACGAGACAGCAACAGTTAACGACGGCACTAAGGTACGATTTTTGCAAGGGTCGTTGCCAGTCACGGGGCGCGACCCGAAACTTTATATGCAACACGACAGCAATCAGATTGTTGGCAAAGTAGTTGAGCGTGTGGACACGCCACAGGGCATGATGTTCACGGCCAAGATTAGCGCCACTCGACTAGGCGACGAAGCACTTACCCTTGCCAATGACGGCGTTATTGACGCTGTATCGGTAGGCGTAACCCCAACAAAGTTTAGTTATGACGAGGAAGGCGTGATGATCGTAGAGGCGGCTAACTGGCAGGAATTGTCGCTGGTTAGCGAAGGCGCGTTTAGCGGTGCAGTTATTACCGATGTTGCGGCAAGCGCACCTGACGAGGTAGCCGAAGGTATCCCCGAAACAGAATTAACAAATGCTATACAATCAGAACAAGACGAACAAAAGGACAAAACCCCCATGAGCGAAACATCAACAACCCCAGTAGTCGAGGCAGCACAAGCAACCGTTGACAAACTTTGGGCGCAACCAAAACGCGAATTTCGTATGCCAAGTGTTGGCGAATATCTTGCCGCGTACCACATCGGTGGCGACACATTCCGCAAAGTCAACGAAGAATTTGTTGGCGCACAAAAAGCAAAACAAAACGTGCTTGAAGCAGCCGCAGGCGACATCGCAACAACCGATACACCGGGTTTGTTGCCAGTACCAGTCCTCGGGCCAGTATTTCAAGACATCAACTTTATTCGACCATTTGTAACAGCGATCGGCGCTCGCGCATATCCTGACGGTGGGACACAAAAAACATTTATCCGACCAACAATCACAACTCATACATCAGTTGCAGAGCAAACTGGTGGCGTTGAATTTGGCCTTGCGTCAGCAACAACAATGGTAATCGCAGCAAACTCGGTAACAAAAAAGACGTTTGCTGGTCAGGTAACTTTGTCGGTGCAAGACATTGACTTCACATCACCTGCAGCAATGACACAAATTATGAACGACCTAATGGGTCAATACATGATTACTACAGACAACTTTGCAGTTGACACATTTGTTACCGCAGCCAACAACGCAGGCACTTGGGGCGGAACAACAGCAGGTTTTATTAGCGACATTTACGAGTTAGCAGTAAATATCTCGAATGGTTCAAACTTGTTTCCAACTCACATTCTTTGTGGCGTTGATACATGGAAAAAAATCGGCAGCCTTGTTGACAAAGATGATCGACCAGTATTTCCAAGTGTCGGCGCACCGGGTCTTGGTGGATACAACACGCTAGGCGCAGGCAACGTAACTAACTGGTCAACAACAAACCCACTTGGTTTGCAAATGATTGTTGACAGCAATGTTGCAGCAAAAACCTTTGTTGTGTTTCATGCACCAGCAGCCGAGTACTACGAGCAAATTCGTGGATTGCTTAGCGTTGAAAACCCCGGCACGTTGTCACGTACGTTCTCGTACTACGGTTACGCGTCATTCTTTTTGGCGAAAGCATCACTCGCACAAAAACTTACATACGCTTAGTCGAGTAGCGGCCTAACCGCTATGGCAACTTACGCAACAGCAAGCAAACAATTACTAGACGACTACGCCTGCATATCTACGCTCGAGCCAACTGACATACAAGTTGGCGACACCGTAGTTGTAGGCGCGTTAGGCGCACCGTTTAACGGCACGTTCACCGTGTTGTCATGCCCGCAATACAAATACACAGGCGTAGATAGCACGACAGGCGAATGGACATTTGACCAAACCCAGCCAATACCTAACCAAGTTTTATACGCATGCACAGGTAGCAATGTTGAATTTGTTGCGATTTACACAGGCACGGTTGCGTTCACACCTACTTGCACTTGGGTTACGGTCGCAAACCTTGTCACCTATCTTGGCGTGTCAATCACAAACCCGTCTGACGATTACACGCTGGCTACGCAGGCCGTAAGCGCTGGCAACCAGTTTTGCAGTCGCCGTCGCGCCGAGGCATCGTACAACGACAATTTGAGCACGGCGCCGAGTGGTGACGTTTTGTTGGGAACAATTATGTATTGTGCAGCGTTGTGGCGTAGTCGAGGGTCGCTAGAGAACGTGTTTGCGTCGTTTGACAACATGGGTACAGCACCGCAACAGTCAATGACACCAATCGTCAAGCAGTTGTTAGGTATTGACCGACCTGCGGTGGCGTAGTGCCTGCACCGTACACAGACCTGTTTAACGAGGCGCTAGACGATCTCACAGCCACGCTGACAGCCGTAACAGGTTTACGGGTAGTAAACGACCCGACAAAACTTGTGCCTAATTGTGTGTTTATTACAGCGCCAAGTTTTACGACGATTGCTGGCAACGGCAACATCGTACGCATGGACTACCCGATTAAAGTTGTTGGTAGCGGCCCAGCAGGGCTACCCGTGTTACGCGAAATCTTGCAAATCACGGCAACCGTTTTAGGGTCGGCAATAATCGTCATGTCAGGCAGACCCGGCACACTCGACATAGGCGGGCAAGAATACCCGTGCTACGACCTATCGGTAGGCATACAGGCGCAAACCGCGTAATGCACACAAACACACAGCCGTTATGGTAAAACTATTACAGACACCTAAGGAGTAATTACATGGCCAGCGCAACTTATTTATCAAACCCGGTATTGACGATCAACACGGTTGATCTAAGCGATATGTGTACAGCAGCGACCCTGACCTATTTGGTCGAGGCGTTAGAAGACACCGCGTTCGGCACGAACTCACGCAGTTACACAGCAGGATTAGTCAACAACGAAGTGACATTGACTTTGTATGCGAGTTTTGCCGCAACTGAGACTTACGCAACTTTGTTCAATTTGATCGGCGCAAAAACGACGGTGACACTTAAACCGACATCGGCAGTAGATAGCGCAACAAACCCAAGGTTTATTTTGACTGATTGCTATTTAGAAAGTTTGCCAGTCATTAACGCGTCACTTGGCGAGTTATCAACCTATGATGTCGTATTTCAAGGCGGCGCATTAACAATCGATACAACCAACCCATAAACCGTGCCATTACTGGCCGAGAACAGGAAAGCACAAATGAGATTAAAACTAAAAGTTGATCTAAACGACGGCACAGCGCCAGTTGAAGTTACAACAAATATGTTTGTGATATGCGAGTGGGAAAAAACTGAGGGTCGCAAAATTAGTGACGGCAAAGGTATCGGCTACACCGATCTAGTTTGCTGGGCGTACAACTTGCTAAAACT